TAAATGTGATACCAGAAGTAGATCCAAAATCCTCTGGAGAATAAGATCCACCAAGTCCACCATACTTGTCTTCAATAACTTCATATAATAATGGATAGTCATCTGCACTATATTCAGATCCATCACAATATAACCAGCCAGGATATTGCATGTCTGGATCAGTAGCAGTTGTATTAGATGTGTTGACAATTTCAACTCTTGCTGTTCCACTACTGCCTGGTTGAGAAATATAAACTACGTCACCATTTTTATAACCATAACCCTGTTTTTTGACAGTAACAAAATTTACGCTGCCATCTAAATTTGCTACAATACCAACTCTTAGACCAAATCCAGTGCTTGATGCTACGCTAAGAGTTCCGTTATCACCAACTTTAGTAATATTATAATATTTTCCTGCAGCTATATCTCCATTACTTCTAGAAAATTTGATAGTATTTGAGTTAACAACATCAACTAAGAATGAGAATCCTTTATCAACTATAACACCACCAACACCGTTTGCTGATAATGTTGCTGTAGCTGTAGCACCTGTACCACCTCCACCAACTAGAGTAACTACAGGAAATTGATATCCCGCACCACCATCAATGACATCAATTCCAGTTACCTGTCCAGTATTGGTATCAATGACTGCACCAAACACTCCAGCTTTGGTAGGACCACTACCAGCATCAGTTACCTGTACGAGTGGTGCAGCAGTATAATTAGTGCCACCTCCACCACCAATGGTAAATGAGTCAATTGATGCTCCCAATGTAAGTTTGCTAGGAGCTTGAGTTGATTCAATTACTGTTAGACTATCACCCTCAACAAAAGGATGATTATTTATGATTACATTATCTGTTCCTTCTTCAAATGCTGTTGCTGGAATATCAGCAGTTATTGGAGTTGTAGGATAACCACTAGTACCTGACAAATCAGTCACGTATCCAGTACCACCGCCAGCACCAGAAACAACTGATCCTAAACCATTAACATCTACTACACCATTATCAGTGACTTTATCATCAGTTGCCTTAAAGATAGGCACGACAGCACCAATTGGTAAAGTAGAGTTACCAAATGTTGCTTTATCTGTTAGAAAATTGGTACGTACGTTTCTTTCTGACATTTTAGGTTTTGATTAAGTAATCTACCATAATAAAAGGAGCTATTAAATTATCAATCTTAGTGTCGCTTTCTGGTTGAACACTAATGGAAGCACTCATTCCCTCAGTAGAAATAAATGTCTCTGGTATATTTAACTTATAGTTAGTAAGTCCAGTTGTATAATTTATAGTATGTGTGTGGGATGTGGGATCCTCTGGATAATCAAATGAATCTGTAGTCTCAACAATATTTGAAACTTGAGGATATGCTGCTTGATCTGGATTAGGATTATCCACATTGGTATCAAGAGGTAAAACATCATGTAAAGATGTGTTGTGAGGATATGCTGCAGCGTCTTCTGCATTATTACCAAAAGATGTGGTATTTACTTGTAATCTAAATGCAGTGCTACCAGCACTAAGATTGTATGTTCCTATGTTAGGAAATGTAAGGATATTACCAGCGGTATATCCAGTACCACCATCTACAACAGCAACAACTCTATACCTTGTGTTAGTTGGAAGTCCACCAGCGCCTGGCCACGCCTCAAATCTAACAGTCAATTTCATTCCAGTTCCAGATCCACCAACCATATCAACTTCACCTGTAACAAAATCATCTAATGTACTCCATAAAGTACTACCATATTCTGCGTACGCCCACTGTCCTAAACCTTTATTAATGAATGCATCTGGGTCAACATCTAACTGTTCAAACAAAGCAAATGACTGTAAAACACCACCTGCACTAGCTGCTGATGTAGGAATATTATCATTACCAACTCCATCAGCACCCTCAACATAGTTAGCAGCTAAAGTCTGACTAGAACCAGCACAAGTCATTGTCACGGGTCCTATAGTAATTGAAAAAAGACCAAGGTTTAAAATATATGTCTGAAAGCAAGGACCTTCTGGAGTGGTAGTTATAGCCATAGTCCTACCAGTAGGAATTAAACAACTGGTAATAAATCCACCACAAGTTCCTTTACAAATACCATAGTATTCAAATGTAGCACCAGATCCTAAGAATGTTCCAGATGCGATGTAAGCACCAGTATTCCACACTTCAGACTGTGCATAGTGTAAACATGCAGGTTGTCTTCCATCATTACCCTCACCAGCTGCAGCATCAGTATTATCATACCAATTAACTACGCCGATAGTAGATGCGTTTGTGTAATAATTTAATTCAAATACATCACTACCACCACGTCTAATAGTTCTACATCTAAATGTTGTACTATAGTGCATGTGTGGTTGGAAGGCGTTAGCTGGAACAACCTCTTCATCTGGATTTCTAGGTTTAGTAAAACCAACATTACCTGTAAGAGTAACCTGTCTGGGAGGAACTCTAAACTGTCCTGTCATGTCAACAGTTGCAACAGATCCTACGTTACTAGAGACAGTAACACCAACACCAGATCTGTCAATAGTTTGACCAGAAGCATTAACAACTGTAGCATCATTGATAACACCTTGATCTGATGCAGAACTAGCTCTAATAAATTTTGATCTTAAATCTGGTACTTGGAATTGATCAACTGTCAGGGTTACTCCCTCTTGTCTGAATGAGGATCCTTCACCCGTTCCAAGAATTTCTGCTAGTGCTGGATAAACTGCTGAATTATAAATTCCACCATCACATCTTAAATAACCAGCTGGAAGAAGTTCAGCACTATTTCCTACATTAGGATCATTTACTTCCAACTCTTGAGGAAAAGCAATCAACGTTCCTGTTGTTGTTCCTATCTTAGTTCTTTCTTGATTTAAAAAAACTGCCATTTTAGTAAGCTCTGATAATCATTATCACAGTTTGTGATGGTGTTTGATTGTCCATAAGAATATTTAACGCATCTGGTATGTCTTGAACGTTAACTGTATAAGATTGTACGTTATTTACAGCAATATTTGGAGGAATTCTAAGACCACCAATATTCATAGTAATATCAAAACTGAAATGATTATGTGATGCTAAAGTTGCATCAGTAAAATCTTCTCCAATATGACTAAGGTTAGTTGGATATGTTTGATTAACATCTCCATTGTAATAGTTTGATCTACCAAAAATATTTACAGGAGGAGGAAATACACCAGTGTGTTGTTTCA